TGTACAAAAGGCAAGGATAGCGTGAAATTCGGTTTGGATTGGTTAAAAAGGCGTAAAATACACATTCACCCTAGCTGCGTGAATACCATCAAGGAGATTCAGACGTACAAATATCGTGAGGATAAGGACGGCAACGTGCTTGATGAACCAGTCGATTTCAACAACCACGCAATGGACGCATTAAGATATGCAACAGAGCTATTGAGAGGCATGAAAGAAGTACGGATTAGAGCTTTATAAGGGCGGTGATTGAATGTTCGAGAGAGTAAAAAGCTTTTTCACAAAGCAAAGCCAAACGTTTAGAGCTATTATATCGATAACGTTAGGACAACCGCAATGGACACCAAAGAATTATGCCAGCTTTGCAAAGGAAGGCTACCAGAACAACGTCTATGTCTATGCTTGCGTGCGGCAGATTGCAATGGCTGTAGCAGGTATACCATGGTTGGCTTACAAAAAAGGTAGAGGCGGAAAAGTGCAAGAGTTGGATGAACATCCACTGATTGATATTTTGAAACAGCCAAATCCATGGCAAGGAGGCAGCAGGTTCTTTGAGAATCTAGCTGCTTTTTTGATGCTTTCAGGGAACAGCTACATTGAAGCGATTGGACCAGAGCGAGGTGCACCGAAAGAGCTGTATGTGCTTAGACCTGATAGGATGAAAATTGTCCCCGGTAATTCGCAGCAACCTATAGCCGGTTATCAGTATACAGTTGGCGGTGTTACGGTAAATTTCAAGCCTGAAGAAGTATTACACCTGAAGCTGTTTAACCCACTTGATGACTGGTATGGGCAAAGTCCAATTGAAGCAGCGGCTAGAAGCATTGACCAGAACAACGAAAGCAGGGCATGGAATGTGGCTTTACTCCAGAATAGCGCAAGACCACCAGGGGCTTTGGTAACAGAAAATGAGCTTAGTGAGGAACAATACAAACGGCTGAAAGAGGAAATACAAGAGAAATACGCAGGAAGCAAGAATGCAGGAAGGCCGATACTGCTTGAAGGTGGTTTAGATTGGAAAGAGATGGGCTTGTCACCGGCTGATATGCATTGGTTGGAAGGCTTGAAGTTATCAGCGAGGGAAATAGCAATTGCATTTGGCGTGCCTCCTGAGTTGATAGGAGACACAGCTAACAAAACATACAGCAACTACAAAGAAGCAAGGCAGGCATTCTATACAGAAACAGTGTTGCCGTTGATGGACTGGATTAGGGACGAGCTGAACAATTGGCTAGTACCGAAATTCGGTGATGACAAGATATATATCGATTATGACAAAGATGAAATAGAGGCTTTGCAAGAAGACCGAGCGGCGGTTTGGGAGAAAGCTATGGAAGCAGTCAAAATCGGAGTGCTGACACCAAACGAGGCAAGGCTACTGCTTGGCTATGAAGAAATACCTGGCGCTGACACTTTAATGGTGCCGGGTAATATGATGCCACTTGCAACTATTACGGGCGAGGATGTGACAGAAGAATGATGAGGAAAACAGACCCTTATGGAAGAGATAAACCAAGTTCAATACCTTCGCCTACCAAACCAACAGGCGAAATTGTTCCACGATATAATCCACCTGGAATACCGCCCTACCTGAAGCCTATACCAATAAACACAAGAGATACTCTTGCAGTATTACGAGGGTATTTAAATGCAACCGAACCAAAAGTAGTGCGATGGCTATATTCAACATGGAATGCTGAAAGAGAGGCAATCAAATATCAGGAGTTAAGGAATGCCGTTAGGGACCATGAAATGCCTTTGGAATGGATACTACAATGGCAACAAGATTATTCCCGCTTTGTGGTAGAGGTATTAGAACCAGAATGGAGAAAGGCAATCCAAAGCGCTGGTACAAAGATGGGAGAAAATATAGAAGCTTATGCGGGTAGACCTTTCGGATTTACACCAACCGGCCGTAGGATAGAAGAATGGATACAAGTTAGAGGTGGAGAGTTAGCTGTTGCTTTATCGGATTTGCAGCATCAAGCAATGAGAGCTATTTTACGGTACTACACTGTAGATAATCCAGTAAGCCCTGATGAATTAGGCCGAATACTTCGACCTGTCGTTGGGTTGACACCAAAGCAAGCAGAAGCAGTGAGACGATTCAGAGAAAATCTCATAGCTGAAGGACTACCGCTCAAAAAGGTAGAACATCAGGTGCTGAATTATGCAGGGTATTTGCACCGATTCAGGGCATTGAGAATAGCAAGAACGGAGCTATCATTCGCGTACAATTATGGACAGTTTGAAGCTATCCGGCAAGCAAAAGAAGCCGGGTTTTTTGGAGGTGAAGTAGTAAAGGTTTGGCTTACAGCGCATGACGAGAGAACATGCCCGCACTGTGGGCCTTTAGACGGACAAATGATTGGACTAGAGGAGACATTTCCGGGAGCAACGGAAAAAGTGCCATATACCTATACACCGCCAGCTCATCCGAATTGTTTTTCTGAAGATACGGAAGTGTTTACTGAAGAAGGATGGAAGCACTTTTATGAACTAACTGGCAGAGAAAAGATTTGGACGCTGAATTTGGAAACAGAAGAGCTTGAGCTGGATGAAGCGGTTGCTTGGATAGAGTATCCTTATGAAGGTGAGATGATACATCTTTCAAACCGAACGATAGATTGTTTGGTTACACCAGACCATAATATGGTAGTTAGAAGCGACTGGATGCACAAAAAACACAAAAACAGCCCATTAATATTGCGAAGAGCAGATGACTTAAAGTATGGCGATGTCATTCCTAGAACTGCCAAGTGGCGCGGTAAGCTCGTGGATACGATAACCATAGGGCAAAGGGTTTTCCCGGCACGTGCTTTTATGAGGTTCTTAGGATGGTACATTGCTGAAGGGAGTATTTCTAAACCGGCCCGGGGCCACTGGCAGATAAAGATAGCGCAGGAGAAAGAGGAAAACAGGAAAGAGATTATTGAGTTGTGCAGGCAGCTGTTTGGCGACGTATGGATTGGCACTGATGCTATCTACGTTCCAAGATTGGACGATATAAAAGACTACTTCTTGGCGTTGGGAAAGGCTCACGAAAAACATCTACCATCAGAAATCAAAGGACTAAGTGCAGAACTTTTGAAAGAGCTTTGGGAGGCGTTTTGTTTAGGGGACGGATATATACGGCAGTCGAGTTGGAAAGACCATCCCGAGTGGAACTTTGGCAAGGAGTACGTAGCTACAACATCATCGCGGCAGTTGATGAACGACTTAACTGAAATTGCCTTAAAGATAAGCATGAGACCTAGCTTTAGAGTTGAGCAACCAAAAACTATTAAGCATTGGAACGGTGTATATACTAGCAAGCATGAACAATGGTGGATAAGTTTTGGCAGCAGGCGTTACAGCGTTTTTGAGCCTCAATATTGGCAGAGAGTACCGTATAAAGGCAGGGTTTACTGCGTGCAAATGAAAAGGAACCCCACCTTATTTGTGCGCCGCAACGGAAAGACGCTGTGGACAGGAAATTGCAGATGCACGGTAGGCTATCAGGTTTTAGAAAGGAGGACATAGTATGGAACAAAAGGGTTTTAAGTTTGATGTGAAGTCCATAGACGAACAAGGTGTTTTTGAAGGTTATGCTGCTGTGTTTGGCAACGTAGATTTGGGCGGCGATGTTATAGAGCCCGGAGCATTCAAGAAGACATTGCAAGAGAACCCAAGAATGCCGATTTTGTGGCAGCATAACCCGACAGAGCCTATTGGTGTAACGCTAGAAGCCTATGAAGACGGCAGAGGCTTAAAAGTAAAAGGGCAACTAAACCTTGAGACAACCAGAGGGAAAGAAGCCTATGCACTTTTAAAGCAAGGAGCTTTAAAAGGACTTTCTATTGGCTATGACTCTGTTAAAGAGGCATGGGAAGGTACCAAGCGCATTTTGAAGGAGATTAGGCTTTGGGAATGGTCGCTTGTAACATTCCCGATGAATCCGCTTGCCCAAGTCGCAGAAGTCAAGGCAGTTGTACCGTTCCAAGACCTACCGCTTGCAAGTGAGGACAGGTCTTGGGATGCGGACGCGGCCAGGGCGAGGGTAGCGAAGTGGGCCTCTTCTGATGGGAGCGGCGACAAAGACAAAATAGATTGGAGCAAGTATCGTAAGGCTTTCCTGTGGTACAACTCCGATGAACCAGAGAACTTCGGTAGCTACAAGCTTCCTATTGCTGATGTGATAGATGGCAAACTTATGGCAGTGCCACGAGCAATTTATGCCGCTGCTGCAGCTATTCAAGGTGCACGTGGTGGCGTCAATATACCAGATAGCGATATATCTGCAATAAAACGACACTTAGAACGTTATCACCACAAAATGGACAGAAAAGCACCTTGGGAAGAAAAACAAAGCGATTTTGACATGCTTCTATATGCTGTCATAGGTGCAACACATGAAATGAAAGCAGGTAGAGTTTTGTCAGCGACCAATCGCTCCCTTGTGGAGCAGGCAATACAAGCACTTCAGACACTCCTTGCAGACTCTGAGCCGGATAAATCCACTCAGGATGACAAGGAGCCGTCTGAGAAAAGCAAGTCGGGAAACCACTTGCTGGATGAAACTATTCAAGAACTTAGAAAAATTTTAAAGGAGGTATCTTAAAATGGATGAAAAAATCTTAGAGTTACAACAATTAGTAAAAGAGCTTAGAGACAAATTCGAGGCAAAGGAAAAGGGATTGTACACAAAAGCCGAATTTGAGGAATTCGAAGCAAAAATAAACGAAAGAATCGCACAGATTGAAACAATGATAAAAAGACCGCCTGTCGATGGCAAAAATGTTGGACAACCAAACGAGAAAAAAGCTGCATTTTTCAAGTTTATGAGGGAAGGTAAATCTGCACTTACTCCAGAAGAACAGAAAGCTCTTGTATCCGATGCTACTGGACAAATACTCATTCCGGAGGAATTAGAGAGCGAGATTTACAGAGAGCTTCCTAAGATAACTATCATTCGCAGCTTGGCAACTGTACGTCAGACCAGAAGCGACAGAATTAGAAGACGCAGCTTGACAGAAGTAACTGTCGGCTGGGGTAAACTTGAAACCGGTACACCCATAACTGAATCTACAATGATACCAAGCGAAGAATTTCAATACGTCGAAGACCTCTACGGCCTCACCAAAGTTGGCGAAGTCGAGTTGATGGATACCGACGTTGCTTTGGAGAGCATCATTACCAATTCTTTCTCCAGAGCAATTGCTGAGGCTGAAGATACAGCATTCATAATAGGTACAGGACACGCTAATAAACAACCTGAAGGAATTTTAAACAGCTCTGTAGCCACTGTGAATGCAGGGCAAGCAGGTGCTATTACAGCAGATGATATATTGAAGCTCATCTATGAAGTACCTGCTCAATACAGGAGAAATGGCGTATTGATTGTAAACAGCAAAACAGAGCTTGCTTTAAGACTGTTGAAGGATACTAACGGGCAATACTTATGGCAGCCATCTTTGCAGGCAGGAACACCAGCAACATTTGCAGGATATCCAATCTATAACCAAGAAGATGTTCCGCAGATACCCGCTGCTGGAACTGCTGCTAAAGTTGCAATATTCGGCGATGTTAGAAGCGGATACAGGATAATTAATAGATTAGGCATGACTGTACAAAGACTAACCGAGCTTTATGCTGAAGCTGGCCTTGTAGGCTTCAAGGTTCATTACAGAGTTGGTGGCGGCGTAATTAGACCAGACGCATTAAGAATATTAAATGTGCCAGCGTAATTAGACCAGACGCATTAAGAATATTAAATGTGCCAGCAGAGTAAGGGTGATTAATGATGAGAATTAGGATATTAAGGAGCATTGCAACAGCAGACCGGGCTTTTACGCCCGGTTCTGTTGTGGATGTTGATGATAAAACAGCAAAAGCATGGATACAAGCTGGAGTGGCCGAGCAGGATAAAAGCCTGCAAGGGCCAAGCGAGGTGAAAGAAAATGTATCTAAGGCTAGTGACACCACCGACAATAGAGCCAGTGACACTGGAGGAAGTAAAACTACATCTAAGGGTGGACGGAACCGAAGAAGATAGCCTAATTAGTGCGCTTATAACAGCAGCAAGGCAAAAAGCAGAAGAGTATACCAAAAGGGCCTTTATTACACAGTCATGGGAACTTGCATTGGATTCAGTTAGTGGAAAAGTGTATCTACCAAGGCCTCCAGTTCAAGCGATAAATGAGGTTATTTTGGATGGCGAAATAGTCTCGACCGAAAATTATGCTTTAGTAGGGCAGGATGTTTTTTGTGCAAAAATTCCGCTTAATGCCGTCAATCCTGCCGGTTTAGTGATTCGATATGCTTCTGGCTATGGTAATACTGCTACCGATGTACCACAAGCAGTACGGCAGGCCATATTGATGTTAGTAGCACATCTCTATGAGGCAAGAGAAGGAGAAACACCACAGGTAGAATATGAAATACAGGCAAGGGCAGGAGTTGACATACCACCAATGGTTGCATCGCTTTTGCGACCATATCGGGTGATGATGCTATGATTGGAAAATTAAGGCACAGAGTAACCTTGCAAGAGCTTGTAAAAACAGATGATGGTTATGGCGGCACAATAGAAACATGGCAGGATATAACTACTATTTGGGCAGCTATAGAGCCTTTAAGAGGCAATGAAAGATATACAGCACAACAAGTGCAATCCGAGCTAAGTCACAAGGTTACAATACGCTATCGGACGGGAATAAAGCCGCAGATGAGGCTATTATACAAAGACAGAATATTCGAGATAGAAGCGGTTCTTGACGTAGAAGAACGGCATCAGTGGTTAGAACTTCTATGTAGCGAGGTGGTAGCAAGTGCCTAAAACATCAATAACGATAGACATAAAAGGAGTTAGAGAAACGTTGGGCAGAATTGACCTTACTAATGCTAAACTCCGCAAAGCTGTAAAAGAGCAGGTCGGTAAATCGGCGTTGAACATACAGCTTGGTGCAAAACAAAGATGCCCTGTGAGGACTGGAGCACTTCGAAACTCTATCACAGTAGATTTTTACGGCATAATGTCTGCGCAAATAGGACCTCATATGCCTTATGCACCTTATGTAGAATTTGGCACAAGAAAAATGGCAGCACAGCCCTTTTTATTTCCAGCATTCGAAGAAGAGAAACCTAAATTTGAAGAAGGTCTTAAAAAAGCCATTGAGGAGGCGGCAAAATGAAGTCGCCATTATTAGCACTTCAAAAAGCGATTTACGACCGCCTAAAGGCGAGTTTGACCTACCCTGTATACGACAATGTGCCAGACGGAGCAGTTATGCCTTACGTTACGCTTGGTGAAGACACGGCAGTCGATTGGAGCACAAAACTAGAAAACGGGCAAGAAGTGACACATACGTTGCATATTTGGAGCGAGTACAAAGGCATGATGGAAGCAAAACAAATAATAGACCAAATTATACAAGCCATTACCTCAACACCATTGGTTGTTGAGGGTTTTTTTGTTGTGTCTGCAAGGGTAGACGTGGTAGAAACCATGCGAGACCCAGAAGGGTATCGACATGGTATTGTGCGATTCAGATTCAAAATTCAAGAATAAGGAGGATGGTATAAATGCCAGCAGTAACTGGTGTTGATTTTTTGATTCAGGTAAATACAGGAACAGAAGCAGCGCCTGTTTGGACAACAGTAGCAGGGCAACAAAACGCAACACTCAATCGTGAGGTTGATGAGGCGGATATAACGTCAAAGGATTCAAACGGATGGTATGAAGGATTGCCAACAATCAGGAATTGGAGTATCGACTTTGACGGCTTGATAGTGGAAGATGATGCAGGATACCAAGCGCTAGAGGATGCATACATGAATAATGAGATTTTGCAGGTGCAGCTTGTCACGCCAGCAGGCAACAAGTATACTGGCAAGGCATACCTGACTGATTTCCCAATTGATGCGCCTTATGATGATGCAGCGACATATTCAGGCACATTGCAGGGTACAGGTCCTCTAACAAAGACGACAGCGTAAGGAGAGTGAATAACTTATGATAGCGCAATATGATGTTAAAGTTGGTGACAAAGTTTATTCATTGAAGTATAACAACAAAGCATTGCGGATGTTAGAGAAAACTTTTGAAATGTCTATTAGCAAACTTGGAGAGAAAATGCAAGGCGACGTCGGAATAAACGAACTAACAGAGATATTCAGGATAGGATTGTTGCATCAGATGCCAGATGTAACAATTGAACAGACAGACGAAATAATAGATGAGATAGGATTACCAAAAGCAAGCGAAGCCATAGCAAAAGCCTTCGAGCTTGCTTTTGGTGGGCAAGAACAAGAAGGAGTGAAAAAACAAAAAAACTAAAAGATGAAGGAGGTAGTTGGGATTGGGAAGACTACCTCCTTCAGTGTCTGAAACTAGGAATATCCATTGATGAATTCTGGAATTTGACACCACATGAAATCACACTCATTGCAGAGGCGAAAAAATTTCAAAAAGAAGAGCAACTACACTTAGTAGCATGGGCTGTAGCACATATTATAAGCTATACAGGTAAACTGAAACGTCCTGTACCGCCGTCAAAACTGCTTGGCAAGAAAAAAGAACAGAAAACAAAGCCTATCAAAGACAAAAAGAAAGCTTGGGAAGAGCTATTAAAACGTTTCGGGATGTGATGATATGGCTGAAATAGGAAATATTTCTGTACGCATAGGTGCTTCTATCGACGACTTTGAAAAAGCAATGCGACAAGTAAAAGACAGCTTAAAAAGTGTAGAAGACCGTTTTAGCGGGCTAAAAAAAGTAGGAGAAGAATTTACAAAGCTAGGCAAAAAATTAACGGTAGGGCTTACATTGCCACTACTTGCAGCAGCAGGAGCATCTATAAAAGCAGCCGGAGATTTTGAAAGCATGGGCTATACTTTTCAGGCTGTATCCGGTGCTACGTCTGAACAAATGGCAAAAATGAGCAAATTAGCAAAACAGCTTGGCAATGATATCACCCTCCCGGGCACATCTGCAACCGATGCAGCAGCAGCTATGACTGAGCTTGTCAAAGCTGGTTTGAGCATAGACGACACATTCAAAGCTGTAAAGGCAACATTGCAGTTGTCGGCTGCAGCACAAATAGACAACGCAGAAGCAGCTACAATCGTAGGACAGGCTCTAAATGCTTTTGGTTTGTCTGGCGATAAGGCAATTAAAGTAGCTGACTTATTAGCTAACAGTGCAAATGCTAGCGCTGGCGAAATAACAGATATGGCATATGCTTTGCAGGCTGCTGGTGCGGTTGCAAATATGGCAGGACAGAGTATACAAGATACTGTCACAGCTATATCACTCATGGCAAATGCCGGCATTGTGGGTAGTGATGCAGGTACAAGTTTGAAGTCCATGCTTATGTCGCTGATGTCTCCGACAGACAAAGCTGCAAAATTGATGAAAGAGCTTGGCATACAGATATACGATGCTAATGGGAAAATGAAGCCACTTCCAGCATTGGTACAAGAATTTTCAACAAAGCTCGGAGGACTTTCGCAGGAACAAAGGAACGCAGCCCTTGCGACTATATTCGGTTCGGATGCGATTCGTGCTGCAAATATAGTTCTGATGAGTGGTACAGATGCATGGAATCAAATGAGCCAAGCCGTCAACAAAGCAGGTGGAGCACAAGATGTAGCAGCAAGCAAAATGAAGGGATTCAAAGGTGCATTAGAGGCTTTTAAGTCCACAGTAGAAACACTTGCTATCACCATTGGAGAAAAACTATTGCCCATAGTTACTCCGATGATTCAGAAAATAACCGATTGGATTAATAAATTTAGCGAACTCTCACCTACAATGCAAAACGTAATTTTGGTTTTAGGCGCTGTTATTGCGGCTATAGGGCCTTTCCTCGTGGTTTTGGGAACTCTTGCAGGTGCAATTATAAAAGTTCAGCAGGCTTGGACACTCTTACAAGGTGCTTTTGCCTTGATAACTGGACCGGTTGGAATAGTTATAGCAGCTATCACAGCGGTTATCGTTGTAGGAATACTTTTATATAAAAACTGGGATAAAATCAGTGCATTTTTGCAAAATACATGGAATGCAATCGCAAGTACAGCACAAAGCGTATGGAACGGTATTGCAAACTTTTTCGTAACATTGTGGAATAGTATCGCTGCTTTTCTCACGGGAATATGGAACTCTATTCGCACTACAGCCTCTAACACATGGAATAACATCAAAAATACTATTACGACGTCGTTTAACACTGCCAAAAACAAGGTAACGACAATAGCAAATAATATTTGGAGCACAATAACCAACATTTGGAACAGAATAGTTAGCACTATAAAATCCATCGGTGGCAGAATATGGCAAGCTATTGTAAAGCCTTTCAATATCGCAAAACGAAAGGTACTTTCGATTGTATCAGATGCGTACAATTGGGGCAAAAACTTGATTGATAACATTATTAGAGGCATAAAATCCATGATTGGCAGACTTACAAGCGCAGTTAAGAGTGTCGCCTCGACTATTTCAAGATTCTTGGGCTTCCATTCGCCAACAGAGGCAGGTCCAGGTAAATATGCGGATGAATGGATGCCTAATTTGATGAAGATGTTACAAGAAGGGATAGAGAAGAATATTCCTAGATTGCAAACAACGTTAAATACTGCCCTGGAAATTCCTATAATGTCTAATCCGACTCTTGCCATGACATCTTTGGAGAACGGCAGCTTTGCTGACGAACTGGCCAGAAAAATAGCCGCATCTGTGCAAGGTGCTCAGGTTGCTGGTGCTGGCGGCGACATATACGTCTACATCGGCAACGAACAGGTAGATGCGTATATCTACCGGTCGCAAGA